AGAACGTCTGACATTGTTAAAGTATACTTACCCATTTATCCACTCCGGAGGCTGTCTGTTTTTCCAACTATGCATTCTTAATTTTCCTATTCTATAATAATTTCGATAATTTTTTAATGAATCATTTCCAATTTTATATTCGTCAGCCATTGCAGATGGCATTGGAGTCCAATCATATTCCTTGAGGTTATTTGGTGGTGATTGTAACATATAGGATAAATCGCCCTGAAAACATTTGTGTGTTTTACCGTAACGATACGTATATTCGTCACCGAGAGCAAAGAAATGTTCTACGAGCCAATTGTAATTTTCTACTGACTTGCGACACCAAACAGCTGACGGATGATTGATATGTGTTGCAGAATATAAAACATCTTCGCGAGCATCATCAAGTTTCCAGCGTTTAGCTTTACGACCAGTTTTACTGGTACCAACAACTTCAATACCATCAAGTAACCGATGAGCAGTTGATAATAATTGAGCCGACTCAAGAATCATTTTGACAACATGTTTGTCAACCATCCACTGAGCTGCTTGAACTGGATCTTCCGAGATATAAAATATGTTCATTTCTTCCACTTTTTAAAAGCTTGTTCACGGTGATATTTGTTAGCACGAGAAAAGAATTCAATTCCATCTAAAAAATCTAATTCATGTTGAAAGGTACGAGCTGTTAAGCCAGTAAATGTATCCGTTCTAACTTCACCATTAGCCATTCTAAACCTAACCCTCACATGTTGAGGTCTTTTTATTTTAACCAATAAACCCGGATAAGTCAAACACCCTTCTTCCAAAGTAACCTGTTGTTCTGAAGCTTGAACAATACGAGGATTAAAACATACAAAGTTTTCTGGGTGACCACGCATAGCAAATACACGATATGGTATACCAACTTGATTAGCAGCTAAACCAATACCGTTATTATCATACATAAACTTGACTAAATCCTTAGCTAATTCCACAGGCCAAATAGTAGGATTTTCAAAGTCAAAGTCTTCACACTTGGTTCTGAGAATAGGATCTGTAGCTGGTACTAATTTAAGTTCCATTATATGGCCTTTAAGATATCAAAGTTAATGATACAACGATAATTGACTTTTGGTTGAGAAGAGCAATGATAACGAGAGCCATCAAAGAATACCATACGTCCACGTTTTGGTATTACTCTTTTATGCTCTACTAGATTAGTTATATCACCGCCAATAGTATTTTCATAAATGATAGTATCACCATCGCTACCATTGACGTAATATACACAAGCAATATGTGGTTGTTCTGCTGGAAGATCTACATGAATACCATTATGTTCTTTTCTATATTGTTCTGCTAATGGTAACTGTAAAAAGATACGATTGTGATAGTTTGTTTGATCGTTGACTGGCATACCAATAGCTTTTTCCATTGCTGGCATAATATGTTTCATCAGTGGATATAAACCAGCTGGGTTATCCATTTTAGGATGTTTCATCAAATGAACAAAACCATGCGATGGATACGTTTGATTATCAACACCACTAACATCATTAAGAAATTTCCACTGCGCAGTTTGCATAATGTTATCTTTTAGATATCTTTGTACATCGATATCTACAACATTATCAACAACCAATGTTTCAAACATTATGCCACCTTAGAGAAGTTTTGTTTCTTTTCAAACTTTATAACATTAGCAAACTTATCATACAATTGATCAGTCTTATGACTAATAATAAACGTGTTTGTGTCAGAAGTCAAACTTTGCAATATCTTTAGGAATTCTTCAGTTCCATTGACATCCAAAGAACTATCCATCACTTCGTCCATAATAAGTAAATTTGTTGCAACAGAATTACGAAGTTTAGCAACACTACGCCATGTAAATAGTATAGCAAGATTACTTCGCATTTTCGCGCCTTCAGAGAATGAAGCATAGCTGAATTCGTCTCTGAACCTTGACTTGATTGTTTCATTGAACTCTTCATCAAGTTCAAACTGTATAAAGAAATCCATAGCGCTGAGATACTTACTGATAAGCTTGTTAATAACTGGAACATACTGCTTAATGATCCTTGCTTTAATACCGCCATCCTTCAATAACATAGAAGCTGCAGTATAGATTGACTTTTCATCCATTGCCTTATTATACTGTTCTGCTATTTCTGACATTTCAGCTTCAAGTTCTTCCATTTTTGAATCTTCATTAGCTTCATGGTGTTCTGTTATTGTATTAATCTCACGTTCAAGTTGTTTGGTATATTTGTTAAGTGAACTGATCTGATTCTCTATCTTAATCTTTTCAATAGTTTTGGTAGCAACATCATCTGATATTTTTAAAATAATATCAAGTTCACATTGAGTCTCATCATATGTATCAACAAGCTTTTGAAGACCATCCTCAAGTTCATTCTTTTTAGAAGTTTTATCAGTAAGTTTTTCTGTTTTAAGATCACTTGAGATTGTTTGTGTACATGTTGGACAATTATCGTGATTTTTAAAGAACTCAATATCATCATTAATGAGGGTAATTTTTGCTTCAATCTGATGTTTTAACTTAGATAATTTTGAGATCTTTTTCATAATCTCATCTTTATCAACCATTTTCTTATTAAGTTCCATGGCTTCAGTCATAAGAGTTGTAAGTTGTATAGCCAACTCATCAATCTTATCTTTAGTTTCTTCAATAACACTTTTCTTTTCAGCAATAATCTTTTCATTACTGTTTTGTTTCTCAAGAAGATGCTCACGAACTAATTTAATCTTTTCGGTCACTACTTTTTGATTAGATGTAATTTCAGCCAATGTATCATTATTAATCTGAATCTTATCTTTCAACAAACTATTCATTGTTGTAAAGATTTGAAGGTCAAGCAAGTCTTCAATAACTTCACGACGTTGACCTGCCGGTAGTTGCATAAATGGAACAAATGAAGCAGAACCAAGAACAACAACCTGACAAAATGACTTAAAGTTAATTTTAAGGATATGACGCTCGAGATACTCTTGATAATCTCTCATTTCTGCTGATTGATTAATAAGAGACTCATTCTGATAGATTTCAAATATATTTGGTTTCATACCACGAACAATTTTATATTTGTGATGACCAATATCAAACTCAATCTCAACAACAAGACCCTTCTGTGTAATTGAATTAAGTAGTTGTGGCTTCTTAATTGATCGAAATGCCTTACCAAATAAAGCAAATGTCAGCGCATCAAGCATAGTTGATTTACCAGCTCCATTTTCGCCGACAATAAGTGTAGTGTTATGTTTGTTGAGATCTATTTCTGTAAAGATATTTCCAGTTGATAGGAAATTCTTCCAACGCAACTTCTTAAATAAGATCAAACTTTTTCACCTATTAATTCAACATCAGCATCAGTTTCAATCCAAAGCTTGGCTCCACACGGCCTAGGCTTTTTTGGACTATATATCATATGCGATGGTCCTTTAATTTCAACTTCCATACAGTATCTAACTTTACCGTCTTTTTCAACACGACAGACGGGTTCTTCACTACCATGTTTGGCATTCTGTTGAATAATATTCTTGTTAATATGTATGATTGTTGGATTAGGCATTCTTTCTTGCTCTAGTAAGAAATCATTCTGAATAAGAATTATATCCTCGGTATTTGCCCATACTATTTTAAAATTTGCATAACGACTATCAATACCATAAGTTACCTTCATTGGGCTTTTTACAATCACACCCTTACAGCCCATTACCCTGCCATCAGACAGTTCTACACAGAAAACACGGCCGCCATTTTTATTATCATCTATGTCTTTTACTACGCTAATACGAATCATTTATAGTCCCAGAAAAAACATAAAAAAGCTTTTTGCATTAACCAGATCAGCTTTCATAAGAGGTACAAATAAAGTATAACCTTTTTTGAAATTCTTAAAGTCTACAAAGATAAAATTTCTCCTTTGACCTTTGATGATTCTTCTTTTGAAAGTATTATATACATTTCTCCAACCAATAATCAATTTTCAATACCTCATTCTATTGTCAGTGCTTCCTGATATAATTCAACGATTGTATTCTGTAAACGGACCTTGTCTAAGTTTTGAATACTCAATTGATCAATATGATGTTTGAAAATATCAATAGTTGACTCAGCTTCTTTTATAATATCTTTATCATCTTCAAGATTCATATTCAAATGATCTTCAACAATTTGAAGATCCAAAGTTATCTTTTGCATAGAATCAATGAATCTATCAAATAGATATGGATCATTTTTATTTTGCACAATAACTTTTACAAACTTACCAGCATATGAGGACAAGTCATATTCTTGAGGTTCTTTACCTAATGTAACATCATCATACCAGAACTTATTAAACATCTTATACGGATTTTGTATAAATGTCAACTCTCTTGTTTTGGTGTCGAAGATGTGGAATCCTTTTGGGTCGTCGTAGTCAGACCAAGTAAACTCAGCATGACTGCCCAGATAAAAAATATGGCCATTACTGGAACGATGATGATAATGACCAGACATAACCATATCAAATTTCTCAAAGTCACGAACATTATCTCCATGGCTGACCATAGATCCACGATACATTTCAAAGCCAGCGAGCTCAAGATGACCCAT